CCATTCGGGATTGTCCCGATACCACTGAATAGTGTGTGCCAATCGTTGATCAATTGCTGCTGGTTCTTGCCATCCTAGCTCATATAGTTTACTAGGATCAATGCTGTAACACAAGTCGTGTCCTGGCCGATCTATCGGAACTAATTTATATAGCAGTTCAAGATCCATCAAGCGGGCTATTTTTTGTGCAAACTCAAGGTTATCAATAAATCTACTTCCGGCACTGTTCCATTTTTCACACTGTGTGGCTTGTGTTTGTAGAATAAATCTTGTATGGCCGGCTACATCTCCGGCATACAGCCATCGCCGCCCGCCAATTACTCCATCTGTGCCCACATGCAGGTTTATGGTCTGGCCTGCTAGCAATTGGCGTATGATTATAACTGGCAACCGATTGCTTTGACAACGTGGACCAAATGTGTTGTTGATGTGAATAATACTAACAGCAATACCAAACGAGTTGGCGTAAGACACACACAACTCCTCCCCTGCAGCCTTGGATGCTGCGTAAGGTGAGCGGCTATGGTAAGCATCGTCGGGTTGGCTATCCTTCCCAACTGAAACAGGCCCAAACACTTCTCCTGAACTGTAGTACACAAATCGTTCGACTCGGTTATGCCGCGCATACTCTAGTAGATTTAATGTACCCACTACATTATCCATGACCGACGCTGTGGGGTTGCTTAAACTGTCTGCTGCACTAGGGTTAGCACCAGCATGTAGTATTACATCTGCTGCCGGTAGACCCAGACAAGAGTTTTTGATATCATGCTCGATAACCTCGACCGCATTTGCAATGTGCTGCAGTCGGGTCATGTTAGTGGTCCCAGGACGAACTACACAAATCACACTGTGATCCCGTAGGAACTCTTCTGCTAGATAGTGCCCAACAAATCCATTGCTTCCGGTAATCAATACAGTTTTCATAAGCTGTGTGTGTAAACTTGATCGGTATCGGATGCCATCACTTGTCTGTATCCCATGTCAATAAAAAATTTATCAAACTGCTCTTGATTTACGTTGTATCTGGCTGCCCAGGGCCTGTACCATTCTACTATAATCACTGGATGGTATTTTTCTATTGTGTTTTGTGCGCCCATCAATGCAAAATATTCATACCCTTCAACGTCCAATTGTATGAGACCGCAGCTGGGCAGATTCAACTCGTCAATGATCACAGTTGGGACCACACCTTTACCGCCCACATGTATCCCACCGGCATCAGCAGTGTCAGCACCATGTTCTCTGTATGTGTTTAATCCTACAAAATTCTTATTGCTGCCCACACAGGCCTGTGTTTTAATCACGTTAGTAGGGCAGTTCAAAGACAGACATACAAAGTTTAGTGGGTCAGGCTCGAAAGTATACACAGTGTCAAACAAATTTGCATACTGTCGTACATACTGCCCACAATTTCCCCCGGCTTGTACCATGATGCTGCGATCAGATACATGACTCATTAGTTCATCAAAAAATTCCTGACCCAATGGATACTGATGCATGTAGCTCCAGCAGCCTTGATCGTATTTTGGCCAGTACAGATTGCCTAACTCTGGTCTGCTCGATACTCGCAGTTCTATTAAATCGGATATATTCATGATCTTCTAATATTTAGATAACAAGGTTGATTGTTGTACAAAAATTCTTCCCAGATTGACTCAAGTTCTTGCACAGTATCTGGTTGGTAAATCTTAATGTTGGGGAATACACTGATAGCTCGGCCAGCGTCTTCGGCCCAGTGACTGAACCCCAAGTGCCCGTAATCTTGATCTCGGCCTGCGCCTACTAGTTTTACTGGCGCAAGTTCGTGGTCTAGATAGTTACGAATCCACTCATACGGGCGAAACACTACAAACGGTGTGATGCTATAGCAGATGGGAATTTTGCCACAGTGTGTAAGCCCTACCGCAGCACCTAGCATTAACTGCTCTGCTGCACCAACGTTGAGGGCACGATCCGGAGCTACCTGCCTTGATTTGTTCAGCACACCAAACCCTAAGTCTCCGGACAGCAACCATACGTTGGGATCTGTTACTAGTGCATCTGCCATGAGTTCGCCAAATCTATTTCTCATAGTTTATCCAGGTCCTCGGGTTTTAACACATAGTAATGTGTAAGGATACCTTGTGCAAACGGCCAACTTGGCGGCGTAGTGTTGCGTATGTTGATACGTGGTAAGAACGCTTGAAGTCGTCGAATAATGTATTCTCGATCAATAAAATCATACGCAATCATGCCGTTGACATTAACGTATACTTCTAGGTTATCCAGCTGTGCTTCATAGATAAATCTCAGTGCTTCCCAGATAGATCCCTCGCCGCACTCGCCGTCACTGATCAAACAATGCACACGACGACCACGATCAGCTAGTGCATATCCGGTAGCCACAGTAAGCCCCATCCCTAGACTTCCGGTAGAGCAAGGCAATCCATCTTCTATATCCCTATGCGGATGCACTCCGTGTTTGTGAAACAAGTAGTCAGCATCTTTACCTAGGTATTTTTCCAACACCACATACCAAGCCAGAGCTGCATGCCCGGAGCTCAGGATAAATAGCTCGTCGGCCTGCTTGTTTTTATAGATTTCTTCGATGATATTAACCGCATTCAAGTTTGAACTCAAATGCGATATTTTTTCTCGATAACTGATTTCTATTATTCTTTTTTCAACATCGTTCATAGATACAGGCTCATGAACCCATCGACCTTCTCGCCAATGTATTTGATTTGTTCCGGGGTAATAACCGGGCTGCATCCATGGAAGTACGTGTTCTTCATTGTGAATGTGGCCACGGGGAAGTTGTCTCTGGCTGCGGCCGGATCCATCAAATGACTATACGCTGGCTGCAACATGATGTTGCCGGCAAAGTAAGGACGGGTTTGAATTAGATTTTCTTCAAGATAATCCACAATATCCATGCGTGTAAACGGTACACCCTCACGGATAGTCAGCGGGAAAGCAAACCAGCTTACGTCTGCTTTGTCCTGAGCACGGGGCAGGTGGAAGAACTCTTCATACTTTTCATAAATTGCAAACAGCAGCTCGTAGTTGCGTTGGCGCAGTGTGTGAATTTCTGGCAGCTTCTTGATCTGTTCTAGCCCCATGGCTGCTTGCAGCTCGATGGGCTTCAAGTTGTAACCAATCTCGTCGTACACATACTTGTGGTCAAATATCACGCCTGGCATTTCAGGAATCCACTCGTTGAATCGTTTGCCACAGGTGCCACATTTTAGCTTGTTAGCCTCGGGCCCTACACAGTAGCAGCCCCGTCCCCACTCACGTAGAGAGCGAACAATGATCTCTTGGTCGGGATCGTTTAGTGCAACAAATCCACCCTCGCCCATGGTCATGTGGTGTGCTGGATAAAAACTACAGCTGGCCATCTCGCCAAAACTGCCCAAGGGTTGACCATCGTATGTTGTGCCTAAGCCATCACAGCAGTCCTCGAGCAGAACAAGAGAGTACTTGCGGACCAAGTCCATAACACGATCCATGTTGGGAGGGTTGCCTAGCACATGAGCAAACGTGATAATTTTGATATCTGGATCTGTTGCAAGAATCTGTTCTGCTTGATCCAAGTCAATGTTCAGTGTATCAATTTCGATATCACAGAACACAGGTGTGAAATTGTTCTGAATAGTTGGATTCAACGTTGTAGGGAATCCTGCAATAGGCATCAGCACCTTGGTTCCTGCAGGGAAGTTGTATCCACGCTTGGACTTCATTGCAGTCATCATGAGCAGGTTGGCGCTGCTCCCGGAGTTAGTCAGTACACCACGAGTCTTACCGAACTCTTTTGGAAACTTGAGTTCAAACTCTAAACTCTTGTTACCCATAACAAGCCAGCCGTCGAGCAGTACTTCTGCCGCTGCCACATACTCTGAGGAATCAAAATGAGGCCCTGCATAATTTACAAAGTCTTTGCCGGCGACCCAGGTCTTGTTGGCATGCTTTTGGTCAATGTATTGCTTGACAAGTGAGAGTATTTCATTCATAGTTCGATCTGTAGTTCTTGGCAAAACTCTTTCATGATACTGATTACTTGTTGACTACCACGGCTGGCAGCAAAGTGCACAATTTGGGCCTGAGCCAGTGAACAATTACTATTCCACTTTTGCACTGCTGCTAATGTTTTAGGATTGCTGTCTCTCATATTGTGGCACATGTAATTCATGCTCGGGTGCAGTCGATCTTCGTTGGGCATTCCTTGTGCCCAGAACATGGCATTGTGCCGCAACTGATCAAAGCCCCAGGCACGATCTGGGTGCGAGTCCCGCTGCTCCCAATATCGTTCACCTAGTTCCCAAATCTCAGGCAACATGGTATGCGGATAGTATTGCACATCGTCGTTAAAGTGATGTTCAAACTCGTTATGAGCCCTGGGATCGGTGTAGTTGAACAATCGATATTCTTTGAATTGATCACCAAATAAACTAGTAGGGCGAACCATGATAGTGTCAGCCCCTGCCCAGAAAATGTTACACGGCTCTTTGTGCCAGAGCTGTTTGATGTCTACCCAGTTTTGATAAGTGCAGGTATCGCTGTCATCTGCGGGGTCGGTCCATAACACATCTTCAAATGGTTCTAGACAGAATTTACGAAACGATGCCAGCCGCATCTTGTACATTTCGTTGTAGGCTTTGTACAGGTCTTGATTTTTTTCTTGGTGCCATCCATTACGTATGGGGCGCACTGCTGATACGAGATAATTTTTAACTGTCATTATAGTTTGCCCAAGATGGCACCGCTGTTTTGTCTATACCCTTCGACATCTAACACTTTGTATCCATGCAGCAGTAGATACGGGATCACAGCAGAACACTTGCCAATAAACACTCCTTCTTCAGGGTGATACCAGGTATCGTCACATACTATAATACTTTTCTCAGTCATTAATGGCAGTAGTCGAATAGCCTGGAGCAAGTGGGTACTTTGGCTATTGAGGTTGAGCATTTCCACACCCATGGTATCCCTGTAGTGTTGCTTTTGCGCAGGAACAAATGCTTCTTCTTGCCTACCTACCCAGTAATCCCAATCAAAGTTGTCAAGGTATACCAATGAAAACTTTTGTGTGGGGTTATCTTGGTTAAATTGTAATAAAAAATCTTCGCCCTTGGCATGCACTAACTCTACGTGATCGGGCACTTGGCCGACCTCGTGCCTTATAGAGCCGTCAGAGTTAATGAACACCTGACCGGTCAGGGATAATGCTATGCGAGATTTTCTAATCTGTTCAGTGTCGGCGTCAACACCGTAAAACTTAACATTGCGTTTCTTTGCGTGCTCACTAAAAAATTTAGTGCTACCTTCTCCGCGATCCACACCAATCTCTACCCAACTGCCCGATGGATCAACTTGATCCATGAACTGTTCTACTTTTGTGTAATATGTTCCCATTAGTTTACCAGATAAAATTTGATTTATAGTATTCTATAACTTTTTCTAGCTCTTGATCAAAGTCGGCAACTGGTTGCCAACCAAGATTCTTAATTTTAGAGTCGTCAATAGAATAGCGAACATCCTGACCACGTCGTTGACTGTCAGTGATGTAATTCTCCCAGCAATCTTCGGCACCGTTGCCGGGAAAGTGATGTAAAATCTTTTTAATTACTTCTCGATTGGGCATTTCTGTGTTGCCTGAAATGTTGTAGATTTCATTTACATTGCCCTGATCAATAAGAGTTATAACTGCACGAGCAGTATCATCGGCATGCAACCAAGTTCGCACAGGGTTACCTCGATCATGCAAGTCAATCTTCTTCCCCAGTGTGAGATACTTGATCGATTTTGGGATCAGTTTCTCTACATATTGCCCAATGCCATAGTTGTTGGTTGGTCGAACTATAATGTACTTGATACCAAAGGTTCTGTTCCACGCCAACACCAACATGTCAGCTGCGGCCTTTGATGCCGAATATGGATTTGATGGCCTTAGCATGTCTTGTTCGGTGTGGGCGCCCGACTCGATATCTCCATAAACCTCATCGGTACTAAATTGCAAGAAC